ATGTGATTGAGACCTCAGCTGCAAGTTCCTCAATCATTTCAGTGAGGTCATCATATCCAAATGCTTCGACATATGCTGCTATTATTGCACTTTGGATTGCCTTTGGTTCCTTGCTCCTCTGCCATTCAAGAATTGCTACAATGCGCTCACGCTTGAGCTTGGGAATGAATTTAGCGCCTCGTTTCTTGAATGTGTGCGACATGTACTCCACTTGCTCAATCGACCTGTACGCCTCGTCGAATGAATAGTTGAGTTCGAGTTCTTTCATGTAGCCACTGTAGTACTGCTGAACAAAATCACGATCTTTGGTATTTGCATTGATCAAGAGATCATCGCCATTACAAACATACAGAATTGTCATATCGTGTTTGTGTTCATCTAGAACTCGTAATCTGCAGTATTCCATTGCTATGATTAGGCACAGCGTATTATCGACAACAGTACTCGGCTGACCACTGTTGTTGCCTCTGAATTTCTGTACAATTGTGCCATCTTCTATGAGTATGCATGTGTTTATGATGTGCGTGTACAGGTTTGCAAGCATCGTTTGGGCCTCTTCTTCGTCCGCCATGAAATACTGTCTGATGTTCAGAACAGCATTCATAAGGAGTGGTGTTATCGAGCTATCAAATTGCGACCCGTCTGCATCGATAAACCACTCATGCACCATCAGGCTCTCTGCCAGAAGATTCCATCCACAATTGAATTTGTTAATCCCAACAGTCCACGGGCCTCGGAGGTGTTTCGTATAGAAAAATTTATTGAACTCATCCACGACCGCCTTGGCTCCCATCAGAATATCAACTGGTGCTGAAGTGAAAGTGCGCGTCTTGTTTGCCACCACTTTTGCTTTCGGTCTGAGCTCAGCTTTCAGCAATCCTGACCACACGCCATGTCCATTTCCCAACAGTTTACCAGCACTGTTCACGAAGAATTCCTCGATGTCGTCTGCAGTGGCGTCCATGAAGTGTGCTGATTTCTTGCCAGTGTACAGAGCTCCCATAGCTGCATCCAAGTTGAGATCGTTGTAAATTTTACAACCATCATATATCGGCTTGCACATCCCCTTTTCGAACCCAGCTATTTCTAAGATGTACACAGTTGCCAACACAGCTTTTGCAAAGCACATTTCGTGAGCAGTGCCTACCATAATGTCCTTGTTGTACTTTAGCACATCCTTATAGTAAGCCTCATGTGTTAGCACGGAGGGTTGAAACTCCCCTAAGTGGCGAGCAACGGTTGCTTTCCACTTTGGGTGTGAATCCAGGAACCCGATGAACTCAGGTCTCCTCCCTGTCACCACATGGCGCTTTGAC